CCCTTAATGGTGGATGTAGAGTCATCGATAGTTCTCAAAAATGACTGAATATCTGTTCCATTATCGTCCTGGTCATCAATATAAAGAGTTAATTCACCAGAAAATGTACCTTCACTAAACCTGAGTCTACCCTGACCTGGGTCACTATTACCTGTGGATGAACTAAATGTATAATCAAAAGTAGCACCGCCAAAGTTTCCATCATTTCCTTGAGAACCTGTGTCTCCCTGATAACCCTGATAACCTTGGTTTCCTTGGTTACCTTGATTTCCCTGGAAACCTTGTGCACCAGTATCCCCTTGATAACCTTGATTGCCCTGTGATCCCGTATCACCTTGGGCACCAGTATCCCCTTGATAACCCTGATTACCTTGATAGCCTTGATTTCCTTGAGATCCAGTATCCCCTTGATTACCTTGACTACCTTGGGCACCAGTATCCCCTTGATAACCCTGATTACCTTGATAGCCTTGATTTCCTTGAGATCCAGTATCCCCTTGATTACCTTGACTACCTTGGGCACCAGTATCCCCTTGATAACCCTGATTACCTTGATAGCCTTGATTTCCTTGAGATCCAGTATCCCCTTGATTGCCTTGTGAACCTTGGGCACCGGTGTCTCCCTGGTGTCCTTGATTTCCTTGAGATCCAGTATCCCCTGGATTGCCTTGACTACCTTGATAACCTTGTGTGCCTTGTGGTCCTTCTACTGTACTATCAGCACCAGTCTGTCCTTGATGACCTTGGTTACCCTGGTAACCCTGATGTCCTTGTGTACCTTGGTTACCAGTGTTACCACGGAATTTATTAGCAAGAATAGTACTTAGTCTTCTAGCCACAAAACTATCTCCTTATTATTTGTATTTATTTTGAATAGAGTTAAGTCTGAGTGACTCCACTATTCTCCTAGTAGGTAGTTACATTACCAATCATAGTTAAATTAAGCGTGCTTAGTGATTTTAATTGTTGCATGTACGTTGTCTTCTCCAGAGTTTGCATCTCTACCAAGGCCGTTAGTATCGTCGCTTGCGGTGTGGTGCTGAAGTTCAAATGTTTTTGAACTTGCAATGGTTACTTTACCGAATCCTCCGCCGCCTCCGCCATCTTCGCTGCGCACAGACAAGCCCAAAACATCTGTTGTGCTGTCAGTCACATTTCTGAATCTGCTTTGGGTCTCACCGGAACGGTAAATATTCCCCAACCATTCAATTGAATACGTTCCAGCACTTAACGTAATTTGGTTTGAAGAAACGGATGCCCAAGTCTGACTTACAGCTGTGGTGTTAATTGGTCGAACATTCCACGTGCTCGATGAAGTCGCTCCCCCGCCTGTGCCGCTAGATGTTGTGTGTTGAAAGATTGCGTAGTCATCATATAAACCACCAGATGGAGTGTTGGTAAAGTTATTGTAGTCAAGGTAATAAGAACCTTGTTGTCCATCAAGTAAATCAGCATCTAAACCAGAAGCAGCCCCATCATTGCCTGCGTGCCATGATGTATTTCCATTAATGTATATGTCATTAGAAGTTATCTCTGTGCTATTAACTTGTAAATAACTACTAGTTAGATATGTATTAGACCCTGATCCGAGTTGAATATAAGACCCAGTAAAAGTATCATCAGTATCAGATCTTAAGAAGCTACTTGCCTGAATACCATCAACAGTATCAGCATCTAAACCAGAACCAGAACCATCATTGCCTTCGTGCCATACAGTATTACCTTTATATGTTATTTCATCGGTACTAAACGCAAGTGTGTCATAAAAAGTTCCAGAAGTATCCTTTGAGGAGAAATACCATTTTCCTCTTTTTCCACTATCTCTAACGAACTTAATATCACCCATTGCTCTGCCTGTAGCAAACGGTCCTACTTGCATATGCATCGCAGCATATAGACCATTTGTTTCTGACGTTGATGGATTTTGGATAGTTAAAATTCTATTGCCATCACCAATATCAGAATTTGCGGCAAATGTGGCAGTAGATGTGTAATTAAGAGTTAGAGCATTAGCACGATCATCTGAACTATTTCCTTTTGCCTGTGAAGTTGAAGATGTATTCAGATAATAAGAACCTTGTTGTCCATCAAGTAAATCAGCATCTAGTCCAGATCCTGAACCATCGTTTGCCGAAGTCCAAATAGTATTACCACTAATTGTTGCAGTGCCAGCAGTTGAAGTTAATTGTAGGTAAGAACCACCATCCTGCGAAAATATCATTGTACCAGACGAGTTGGATCCTATGTACCCATCACGAACATTATTTGCACCATAAAATCCAATGTAATTCCAGTCATTAGTATCACCAGAACTTACTCGCATTTTTAACTTTTCATCCGTAGTAGAATCTAAAGTTAAAACAGTACCAGTAAAGGTATCGGCAGTATCAGACCTTAAGAAACTTCCACTATTAATGCCATCAAGTAAGTCAGCATCTAAACCCGAACCTGATCCATCATTACCTGCGTGCCATGCCTCATTGCTATCAATGTATATAGAATTAGCAGATACCTCTGTATTATTAATAATTAGACTACTACTACTTAGATATGTATTAGACCCTGATCCAATTTGAATCTGCGTCCCAGTAAAAGTATCAGAAGTATCAGACCTTAAGAACTGAGTAGAATCTAAACTATCAAGAGTGTCTGCATTGGTAGTTGTTAAACCTCCGGCACCTTGTGCTCCTGTATCTCCTTGATAACCTTGAGAACCCTGAGCACCAGTTGATCCTTGAGCACCAATTGATCCTTGTGCACCAGTATCTCCTTGATGACCTTGAGAACCCTGAGCACCAGTTGATCCTTGAGCACCAATTGATCCTTGTGCACCAGTATCTCCTTGATGACCTTGAGAACCCTGAGCACCAGTTGATCCTTGTGCTCCTGTAGATCCTTGAGCACCAATATCACCTTTTGTACCAGTTCTTGCAAAGGTGACAATAATGTCTTCACTATTACTGAATGAAGTTGAACCAGAAACGTATGATACGTTTACTTTGTGATAACCAGTTGCTTCTGTATTTGTACCACTAATTGTAAACAGAGCAAAGTCTGCTGCATTAAGTCTATTTGATACTCTAACGTGACCTTTGATTGTTGATGTTGAATCATCAATTGTTCTCAAGAAGTCTTGGATATCTACACCATTAGTATCAGTATCATCAATGAACATCTGCGTAGCAGATGATAATGTAGCGTTATTAAATCTTATAACACCTGCACCTGGGTCACTATCAGTAGTGGATGTACTAAAATAATAATCAAAAGTAGCACCACCAAAGTTACCATCATTTCCTTGACTTCCTTGAGAGCCTTGTGACCCTTGACTTCCTTGAGCACCTGTTGATCCTTGTGCACCAGTATCTCCTTGATGACCTTGAGAACCCTGAGCACCAGTTGATCCTTGTGCTCCTGTAGATCCTTGTGCACCAGTATCTCCTTGATAGCCCTGATTACCTTGAGCACCAGTTGATCCTTGTGTTCCTGTAGATCCTTGAGCACCAGTATCTCCTTGATGACCTTGAGAACCCTGAACTCCAGTATCTCCTTGATGACCTTGAGAACCCTGAGCACCAGTTGATCCTTGAGCACCAGTATCTCCTTGATAGCCCTGATTACCTTGAGGTCCTGCTACGGTACTATCAGCACCAGTCTGTCCCTGATGGCCTTGGTTACCCTGATATCCTTGGAAACCTTGTGTACCTTGAGGACCTTCTGGACCAACTTGGCTATAAACTTGCCATGTAGATCCGTCATAAATCAATGTTACAAGAGTAGAAACGTCAAGAATAAGATCCTGTGACAGCCCTTCAATAGTATTTCCATTTCTTGCAATAGTGAGATTATAAGTATCCCAATCATCCCCATCAGCAAATCTAATTACATCACCTGTTGATGGTGATGCGGGAAGAGTAATTGTAAAAGCTCCTCCTGAAGTATCTACAACAAGATTTGTATTTGAAGATGTTGTATATGTAGTTGTAATTATATCCCAGTTTTCTGCACCAACCTCTACAACAGTAGTTCCTACACCAACTCCACCAGTATCTCGTTGAAGAAAAAGTTTACCATCATAAGTGTTGATCGCCAATTCCCCTAAAGGTAACTGTGTTGTTGTCGGTACCTTACCGGCTACAGATGACCTTTTAAACTTAATCTTTGGATCTGCCATTTATCTAATGTCGTTGGTATATACCAGAAACTCAATATATATTGAGTATTTTTATTATTTATTGAAAATCAGTAGAGTTTGATTTTGTAGTTCTTTTAGGTTTTTGATTCAATGACTCAATTTCGTCTTGTTGCTCTTTGATTTTTGCTGTAAGACTTTCTATAACATCAGTTAATTGTCTCACTTTAGCATTAGTTGCTATTGATTGAGTAAACAACTCCGAACATGTAGTCTGATATGATGAAATCAAATATTTTAAATCCTGTTCATTCATAAAAAAAGAGGGGTTCATAGACCCCTCTATTTATTGCTATGTATTAATTATCAGAATGAACCACCATCTATAGTTGCATTCGTAATCACTACTTCACCACTATTACATCCAATAACTTCCTGTACTCCACTACAACCACTGATGTAAAGAGAAGCCATTTCAAGTGCAGCACCAGTATTGTTGGTCAAAACACCCGATGATTCAGAAACGTCTTGAGAAACAACGATTCTTGAAGTCGAGTCATCCCAATATACTGCCGCTTTCTTGGCTGAAGACGTGAAGTAATTGAAGATAACACCAAGATCTTTATTTAAATCGGAAGATGGTGCAGAACCATCAACCATTCCCAGTTCCAGGAGTTGGTCTTCGATGGTTGTCTGTGTTGTATTTACCTGAGTGGTAGAACCATTAACGATCAGGTTACCACCGACAGTCAGGTTTGAGTTTGTTGCAACTGCACCAGTAGAATCAGTGATGGTGATGGCAGTTGTACCATCATTAGCCTGAAGGTTGGTTGCTTTGACTGTTGGTGTAGTTACCGAAGTAGTAACAGTAACTGCTGATGGAAGACCAATTGTAATAGTCTGACCAGATGCAGATGTCTCGACTTCGTTCGAAGTTCCTGCAATAGTTAAAGACTGAGAATCGAGATCAACTGCACCAGTTCCAGAATCACCAGCAAAATCTAAATCTTGAGCAGTGACTTGTGAATCAACATAAGATTTGATTGCCTTTGCAGATGCTAAAGTATCATCAGAAGCAGAAACGGTGGCAAGATCAGTATCAACCGAAGTGATTGCAGTACCACTTGTAAATGTCAGATTATCAATTGTGGCATTTGTAAGATCCGCAGTTGGTGCAGATAACGTTGTACCATCGAATGTGAGGTTTGCACTATCTTCTATGGCGCCAGAAGTGCCAGCAAGTACAACTCTTCCTGAGGTAAGGTCACTAACTGTAGCTGATGAAAGTGTTGTTTCACCACCAGAGATATCAGCACCACCATTTCCATCAATTTGACCAGTAAAAGTGGAAATACCACTTGCACTGAGATTTCTAGTATTGACATCCTGTCCGATAGAAGCGCCACCACTAACCTCAAGACCACCAACATAAAGTTGGTTATCAATGTAAACATTGGATGTTGTGAAAGTTGCAACACCAACAACAGTTATCGTGTCGGCACCAGCATTTCCAAGTGTTACATCACCATTGGCAGTCAGAGCACCGGTGACAGTTAATGTATCACCGATCGTTACATCATCAGGAAGTCCAATTGTTACAGTATTATCAGTTACTGCTGTCTCAATCTCATTTGCAGTTCCTGTAAAATTGAGAACATCGGTAAGAAGAGCAACAGTATCTGTACCACTATCACCCTCCAAGCTCAAGCTAGCTGCTGCATTAACAAAAGATAGTGTACCAGAACCATTAGTTGCCAGTACTTGTCCATTTGTACCATCAGTACCTGGCATTGTATATGTAACAATACCTGAAAGACTGTCAGGAGATTTAATAGTTACATAGGATGTTCCATTGTCTGTACCTTCTACAAGATTGACACCACTACCAGTAGTCGCAGTGTTATTTGTCCAGAAACGGTGTGAACCAATGATTTTATTGGTTGCGGTTGATGATGTAAGACCCACATACAGATCAAAACTATCTGTAGTAAATGCAGGTTCACCTGCCCTGAGACCAGGCAGATTAGCTAAGGCACCTCTTTTAAACTGAATTACTGGTGATGCCATTTATCCTATTGTTTAATGATTGTAACTATTTAGAAAGTTCCACCATCCACGGGACCAATAAACGTAGTTGCAATTTTATCTACATCAAGTTCTTTCTCAAGCTGTTCGACAAATGGGTCAGAAATATCAAAGTCTGATGCTGCTTGTGTTTCTGCACTATCTGCAGAAATCAAATTAAATTTACCATTGTCAGATTCATAATTCATTATGAATTTATTTTTTGAAGCATTTAATGGATCACCATCAAAATCTACCAGTTCTCTTATTCTTAGTGGCATCAGAAAGAACCTCCATCAATATCTCCAATATCGGAAATGATTCCAAGATCAAGTTCTCTCTCAAGTTGTTCGACAAATGGGTCAGAAATGTCTTGGTCTTCAGCAGATATTGTTAACGCGTCATCGGCAGATATTAAGTCAAATTTATCTGTTTCAGAATTATATGAAAGAAGAAATCCATCCTGAACACTACTTAGCGATGTTTCTCCGAAACTAGTGTCACCCATCTCTGCTAGAGAGGATGGTTGTCTTACAGACCTAACACTATACTTTTCTTCAGTTTTAGGAGATATTCTTTTTGGTGAAGATGAGGCCTTTCTAATAATAGCCATAATTCATGTTGTGATTGCTGCAGTTACTAATGCCATACCTTCAACCATTCTTGATACTTTATTTGAAGGTGATGTTAAAAGAACATCATAATAATACCTTCCTGGTTTTAACTGGGAAGTTGTAGATGAAGTCATAGAAATAGTGACCTCACCTGTTGAACCAGTGATACTGACACTAAACGATGATGAAGATGTAGAGTCTGGGAACTTTTTAATTTGAGATGATGCAGTGTAACCAACTAAATTGGAAGCTGATCCACTTGATTCTGTAGATGTAAATGTCTCACTAAAATCTGTTCCTTGAGCAATAACAATATTTACAGCAGGAGTGGCAGCCATTTTTTATCCTTTTAAGTATTTATATCTTTATTTACGTTTTTGAGCATTTTTTGTAAATCTGCAGTAGAACCAACAAATAGTGCATTATTTACTGTTGTTGGACCTTTACTTTCCTCTTCTTTGTTTACATCTTTAAGTTTTTTCTGAAGATCCATCAATTTGTCAGTCGCATCAGAAACATTCTTAATTAACTGTCCCGCAACTTCATATGCTCGAGGCATCTCACTTTCTTGTGCTAATTCTAAGATTCCGTTTATCGCTTCTTGTCCCTTTTCGATAATTGAATATAAATTGCCCCGTGTATACTCATAGTCTTTACGGATATCTTCTTTGGAGTTTTCAAAACTATCAATTCTTTTTTCGATCTCGCCCTTTGAGTCTTTTTTTACACTAATTGGTTCAACATCAAATGTTTCATTGAGTTTTTCATATTTATCCATAAGTTAACCTCAGAATAGATTTCCATCAAAACCAAAATCATCCCCAAGTTCGATTCTATTATTGTCTTCTTGTGTGATCGTATAAACTTTTGATCCTAGTACGTGATTTTGGAGAGGTGTACCATCTTGGGCTCGTTTTACGACAAGTTTATTTCCAGTTACTGACTCAACATACATCTCTTCTTGATCAATGTAAATATAACCACCAGAACTAATAGTAGTTCCATTATCGACTTCAATCACATTTTCTACCATATCTACATTTTCAGCAAGTAATGTCGCGATATTTCCATCATAGTCTTTAATTGCTCTTGGAGTTACTTGATAAGTAACATCTCTTTGATAATTGTTTCCACTTGTCGAACCAGCAACATAACCAACGGCAACTTTTTTAATAATATCTCCAGATACATCCTTGAGAGGTCCGAAGACATAAGTCTTTGCAGTAAAAGTTAATGTATA